TTGTCATTTTTTTCCTCCGTTACGAAATATTTGTGTTCCCTTTATACCATATATCGAAGCCACAACCAAGATCCACAAGTTTGTGAACCATGACGGGAGCTGCGAGAACATCTCGAAGAACAATTTTACTTTGTCCATCGCAGATGGGTCATCCGATATCACTGCCCAGGCGAGTACCACCACGGGCAAACTAAGAATTATCAAAACTGCCTCGTCCTTCCAATCTGATTGTCGGGCTTCTAGAAGTTTTCCCTGATACTGCTCCTCACCTCGAGCCATACGATCAGCATGTAAAAGTTGTGCCTCTGACATTGCCATCTTCGTCTTTTGCTTATTAGCATAAATTTTACTTCCAGCACTAACCGCTAATTTGATTGCACTTAACCACATTGTACTTGTCCTTTCTTCTTTGACACATATATTTTATCATTTTTCCTACAATTCTGAAAGCCCTTCTACCCGACATCTTCCACTTCCAAGTTTGTTTCCATTTTTCATTACGAATTTTTACAGGTAACATAGATCCACCAAATAAATTAAAAAACCTTTCAATTATATCTTTATCACACATCTCAACAGAACATTGAAATGATTTTCTTCCTCTACCTTTGCCCCAAACTCCAAAACTTCCTTCTCCATCAAATAATCCAGCTAAAAAAATTATTTTAAGATTTTCTGGTAGATTTTCGTACAAGTTTTTTTGCATTTTTTGACCTAACTAAGTTTATACCTTGTGGATTAGGTCCTTTTTTAGGCGGTGGCCCAAATTTTACCCCTCCACTAAGTCCTTTACGTTTGTTTTGTCTGTCTGATTGCATTTTTTCCTGCTTTAAATATTGATGCTACTCTTGATTTACCCATAACTTTAGCACGTTGTTCACCAACTGTTAGGATTTGTATTTTTCTTGCAAATGGTTTAGATATTTTTTTAACTTTTGCAACAGTCTTACGAGCATCAGAAGGAGTCGCAAACTTAATTCTAACAGTATCTTTAGGATTCTCATCTGTGTACAACCTCCTACCTGAACCTTTAGGTTTTTTACCAGTGCCAATTTTTGGATCTTTATTTTTTCTCAAGTTTATCTCTCGCTATATCTAATCTTTCATCAGATTGTTGATCTTGTTGTGCAAGTTTATCATAATCGTAATCTAATCTTGCTGCAGCTCTAATGTTTTCCTGATCTTGTTTGAATTTAACTTCTTCTGCCTTTCTTTGCATATCCATTGCCCTTAAATCTACCTCTTGTTGTTTAATTCTTACTAATGGATCTTGTTTTGCTGAATTTGTAGCTAATTCTGTTTGAACAAGCTCTTGTGTTATCTGTGCAGCAACTTTTGCAACCTCTGCATCAAACAAAATCTGGAATTGTTCTGGATTTTGTTGTGCCATCTGTTGCATTTCAGAATTATTTGCCATTGCTGCTCTAACTTGTGCCTTTGCTTTGAATGAAATGTGATCTGAAATGTGTGATTGCATTAATGCATACACTTGTGGATTAATTTGTACCATTCTTGATGCCATAAATGCCATGTGAGCAGCTATATGTGCATCATGATCTTGAAATTCAAAGGCAGTTAACAATTGCATTTGCAATGCACGTGCGTTTTCTTTCGCAGGATCCATGGGTTCAGGTTGTTTTGGTGCAGGTTTTAAAATTGCTTCTATTTGTTTCGTGCCTAAAGCTTCATAAACACGTCTGTAAGCCTCGTGTATGTTATGAATTTGTGGATTTGTCTGTGCAATTTGTAATTGTGTTTGTGCTAGAGTTACTCTTTGCGCCATAGACATAATATTTGGGTCTGCTACCGGTAAAATATCGACTCTTTCATCAAAATCTGCTTGTTTAATTTGTCTTGGACCACCATAAACATCGTACGGATACTCAGGTGGTAACGATTCTTGACAAATTTTTGCTAAAATTTTAAATTCTAACCTCATTGCATAGTAACAACGTTTGTGAACACCACTCATAACACGTGAACCACGCTCCATTAGAGCGATTGTAGTGCCTACAGCTCTATTTTGTACATCGTTACCAATGTTTGAATCTGTTATAGCTGCAAATTTTTGTCCTGCTTGTACAACAAAACCTAATAATTGAAATAAAGTTGTAGATGGTTCCGTAAATGGAAGATTAAAAAACTGATCTCTTATATTTCCTCCAGGTGCATCCACGTCTCTAAACTCACCAGGTTGAATAGGTTGATCATCATCTCTTACTCTAATACCTCTTGATTTAAATCCTGCTGGTAAATTTTTTAAAGTACCTGCATCAATCAATTGTCTTAGTGATTGTGTTGCAGCTCTACTTAAACCACCTATCATATGTGTCAAACCAAAACCATAGAATCCTAACCCTGGTAAAAATTTAAAGTGTACAAAATATTCTATTCGTGCGTAAGAGATATCATTAGGTTTGTAATTTCTGTAAATAGATAATATCTCTCCTGATCCCTCATCTATAGTCACAATGTAAGGAATTTTAATTTTTTTAGCTTTGTCATCAAAATTTTCATAATCATCTAAATTAAGATCCACGTGCATTTCAAGTATTGTGTGCAGATTATCAGACTCTGTTTTTTTTACTCCTTGTAGCTCATCTACTTTTTGTTGAACTCTATCTGTTTGTTGTGTTGGAGTCATCAATTTAACATCTCTGTAAAATCCTGCTGCAACTTTTTTTGTGACCTCATTTTCAGTCATCTTAATTACGTGTGTAATTCTTTCACAATCTTTTAAATCTGAAGCGTAGTATGGAACCACTAGATCTTCTGCTGGTATAAATTTAGAGCATGGTCTTCCAAGTAATGCATCGTAATACACTTTTTTAAACGTGCTACCGGACAAGGGTAAATAAAATAACATTTGATCCATGTCAGTTGTATACTCTTCCATCTCTTCCATTAATAAAAAATTCATGTATTCTTTTACACGATCTGCTTGAGCTTCTACTTGTGGTGATTGCAAACCTACAACTTTTGTTCTTACAGGACCATCAGATGGTATTAATTCTTTGTAAGCCTGTGCTTGAAATTGTGTAACAGACTCAGCTAATAACGGATGTGTGACTCCACTAGCACCTCTAAAAGGTCTCGTTACCTCTTGATATTTTGTGCCTAATAATTCTAAACCTTTAATGTAAGCTTCTTCCCATTCTTTTCTAGATAATTTATCTTTTTTATATTCACTGATTAAATCACTAGCCATAGAAGATAATGTTCTTTCATCCATATCTTCAGCAAGATTAGCATTAAAATCATCTTGTAAAGATTCCTCAACAATTTCGTCTTCACCTTCTACAGTAACGTCAATTGGTAAACCCTCTGGTTCCTCTTTGATTTCTTCTTCTACAATTTCGTTGTTTTTCTCTACAGCCATTCTTAATTGTACCTCATTGGTTTAAATATATCTACTACAAGTCCACCTTTAGACTTATAGGTTTTTTGTGTATTTCTCATCATCGGTGTAACTTTTATAGCAAAAGCATCAAAATACAAGTTTGGGTTTGAAGGCTCCATAAAAATAAATTGCTCTCCTTCAAAAGGTTTTGTGGCTTCTTTTTTTGCATTTGAATGATAAGTGCTTCTAATTGTTTTACCACCTAATTTATGTTTTGAAGGATATGTGAATTTTTCAGTTAAAACACGTTTATAAGGTAATGATGGATCTGATAAAGATATTTTTGTTGGACCAGCTTTAGAGTCATAAAACCTCGCATTTTTTTTCATAAGTTTTGGCATGACTGCCTCTCCACTTTTGTTAATACCCTTACCAGAAGCATAACCATAAAATCTTTCATTACCTGCTTTATATCCTTGACGAAAACTTAATTTCTCAAAAGGAGCAATTGCAACAAAATCCATATTTTCTCTAGCAGCTTTTTGCATTAAATATTTTAATGCATGATCCCCATATTGATCCGCTTCAACCATTGGAAAGTAATCATAAGCTCTTCCTTCTGATCTACCATATTTTGTAATTTGTCTTGTAGTGGCTGCTAACTGTGTACCTATTGCATTTGCTATGTTTTGATTACCAGCTAAAACAGCCTCGTTTAAATTTTGACTAAGTTGATTTCTTTGATTTAAAAGTAAATTTAATTCAATGTCTTTTTGAAAAGGGTTTACTCTGAAATCTTCAGATAACTGTTGTGCTTTTGATAAAGCTTTAGCTGTAGACTGATTAACGTCTGATTGTATTTCATGAATTAAAAAACCTTTCTTACCATCAGGAGTAAATCTTGTATCAAATCTTACATGATAAACTTGATTCTTAGCACCTGTATCAGAAAAGTGACCTGGATCTTTTAATGGATTTGAATTTGTTCTTATGGGCTCATCTAAATGAAAAATTGTTTCTTTGTAATCTTTACCACCCTGTAATGTGTAACTTGTTTCATTTCCATATTTAGTTTTGTTAGTTCTCATTGGTGCTACAGCGTTGTTTAACTCTGCTTCAAGTTTGTTAAGTGTGGCTCTTTCCTGTGGATTAATTACACTTTGTCTTGCTTTTATAGATTTAAGATCATCTCTAATATTACTAAATACACCCTTACCAAGTTCACCTCGTCTAGCAGCAGTAATGTTATTTCTTACTGCATCTGTAAAAGTTAATAAATCTGCATCATTAGGATTTTTTCTAGCAATAGCACTAACTGCTTCATCTAAATTTTTTGTTGCAACTTCAAATGCTTCTTGTGCACCTTTCTGTGCACCTAATTCAACTGGTTTTAATCTATTAATCGGATTTAATTTTATCATGGCCCCTACTTCATTAGCATCTAACTTTATACCAAATTTTTTTGCAGCTGCTAATAAACCACCTGTCAAATTACCTGCTTCATTAAAAGAGGCTAAATTTGAATCAAACAATTCTTCCTTAGATATATTAATTTCTTTTCCTGCAAAGGGTCCTCTATCATATTTAAATCTTTTTTCTCCTCTTTCTATTTTGGTTGTAGGCTTACCAAAAACTCTTGTATTTATTTTTCGTGTGCTTGTTAGATGATTTAACCATTCATCCGCTGTATATTTTCCTCTACCTATTCTCATCGCCCAGTCGTATGTAGATGAACCAAATGCGGGAGCGATATCATCACCCATGTGTAAAGCTTTAGTTTGATTTAAAACTACAGGAGGTGTTTTAATTTCTTGAACAGCTAACTCTTGACCTTGTGCTTGAGAAGGCTTTGGTTGATAAGTTATCTGTTTTTGTTGTTGTCCGGTGGTCGGTGTCGCTGATTCTTTCTTACCTTTAAGAAGCTGCTTCCCAAACTGAAATAAACTTCGTAGGGACATTGTCCCTCCTATGTATACATTTTAGTTGGTTTTTTTCTTCCTAATTTACAACCTTTAGCCATGACAGATTTACCTGATTTATAACCCATAGGTTTGTTAATCATGCCACCACCCATTTTTTGATATTTTGTGCCTACCATTTTTTTATTATCTCTTAAAATTTTAAGAGATCTATTTACTAAGTTTAATGCACCTTGTTTTGAGCTTTTAGCTCTTTTAGAAAGATATGGACTAATTGAACCTGCCATGTCACCAGCTTTTTCTATATCTCTTTTTGTAAGTCTCATGCCTTGTCTTCTAAGCTTATTACTTAAAACACCAATTTTACTTTTCATTTCTCCAACTTTACCAGTGTCAGCTCCACCGCCTTTATTGTACATAGGCATGGGTTTGTTCATCATGCCACCACCCATTTTACCTTGAGCTCTTAATCTTTCAGTAGCAGCAGCTAAACCACCACCCATTTTACCTTTAGCTTTTTTCTTAGCTTGTGCTTCTTCTAATTTTTTATTTAAATAAGCTTTTGCCGCTAATCCAGCACCCGCAACTCCTGCAGCTATTTTACCTATTCTAGTGGCTTTGGCTGCTTTTAATGCTCTAGCTCCTCCAAATCTTGTACCCTTTTCATACATTTTTTTTGTTTTAGGATTTTTATTTATCCTATCAAGTCTAGCACTTGCATTTAATTGTCTCAGTCTATTATCAATAGCTGCTGGTCTTTTAGGGTTACCTCTTGTTTTATAAACTATTTTTGCAAATTTTGGGTCTTTCATCATTTTGTTATAGTATGCATCTTCACTCTTGAAACCTAAAGTTTTAACACTGAATGCTTCAGGGTTTGCGGGACTAAATTTTGGACTTTTCATCCTTCTCATTTTTCCCTCTTCACTTATTTTTTTTAATCCTTTTAAATATTGTTTGTAATCTTTTGCCTCACCTAATTTTCCCCTTTTAGCTTTCATGACTTTACCAGGTTTTACTTTTTCATCTTGTAAACCTTTGCCTCTGCCTTTTGCTTTTTCTGCTCTAAGCACAGCGAAATCTTTTGCATCAATTTTATTTGTTGGTGGAGCTTTGGCTGCAATCTTTGCCTGGCCACCTGTTAAGAACATATTCTCTTTTGCTTTTTGTTTTGCCCTAGCACTTTCTTTAGCTTCCATTTTTAATTGTTCCGGGCTTTTCATACTTCTTCGTGGCATAAATTCTCCTAATAATATTTATAATCCTTTTCTATTTTAAAGTTCGGTTCGTCCCAATCATCTGAATATGTTTGTACAAAACCACCTTGCCTATATCTTAACACAGCTTGGGTCATAGAATCAACATAGTCATCATACTGACCATTAGGAAATGCAG